CCCCATGAAACCGATTTTAAGTTACCTAACACTTTGATTATAAATATAAATAATAAATTTATATGTAATTACATACAGTGCTAGATATACAAAATATGCATTATAAGAATCAATGGGTTAAGGGGAGTTTTACCACTATACTTATGTATGTTATCTCAGATTTGAGTTAACAGGTTTCGTAGGTAGAACATATTTAAATCTAACTTTCTAATCTGAGTGAATAGGATACATTCCAAAAGTAGTAAACTAATATCTTCCACGAAAGGATTAAATCCTAGAATTTTTGTTAAGATGAAGTGCATGGATCTGTTAAGCTAACTTAGGAATAGTGGCAAAAAGAATGATCAATGTATACCTGAATTCATGGTCTTGAAAGGCGTTAGTTACTAGAAAGCATGAAAACAGAAAAATTGTGATAGATGTATTCATGCTTCTAGTAACTAATTGTATTATTTCAGGCAGTGCGTTTCCCATTCTTTTATTGCAAATGTGTCCATCATGCCTGAAATATAGTCGATAACCGCTCGTTTTTTCTTAGCTTCGAATATATCAGTTCCTTTTTCAGGTAAGGAAAAATTAAGCTCAGGTGAGAGAAACTTATAATTATCATCTTTATTGTAGAATGTATATAAATCCTTGATGATCTCATTCCCTCTGAATTCATAGCTGAGTATATTGCGTTTTCGCATGATTACTTTAAAAAGAAGTTTTTTGAGCCCTTCAGACAATGCGTTCAGTTTACCGAACCCAAGTTCATGAAAGCCATTTTTGTTTTTTACTACGGAAATATCTGTGACGAGGCGATTGACAATATTGGAGGTCAATTCCTTACGGAAAATCATGGCGAATTCTTCTGAGGTATTGAGTGAAATTGCTTGAAAAGCAGTTTTTTTTGACTTACTGACAATCTCTTTGAATTGAGCTAAAGCGCCTTGGAATTTATCAGAAATCAGAAACTCATACTCAATATCTTCGATCGTGACCATATTCCGGCTTAGAGCATCTTCTAGATCATGAGCTGCATAGGCAATTTCATCCGCGAGATCCATTATCTGCGCATCAATCGTTTTCTCTCCAAGTTTCAGGTCTAGTTGTTTTTTAGCAAGCAGATCAGTGTAAAAATTAAAATCGTCATCATAAATGAATTTATCAGCAGTCAACCGAGTATTGGGATATTTAATAATAGAAAGTAAGCTACGGTGAGTTAGATTCAACCCGCTACAGCCTGCATATTTTTTTTCAAGTGTCCTCAGGATTCGTAGTGCTTGTGCATTACCTTCGTAACCACCGATATCCTTAGATAACTCGTTAAGTAGTTTTTCACCTGAATGACCGAAAGGAGGATTGCCGATGTCATGTGCCAGAGCTGCTAGCTCAACTACTACGGGATGAACTAGTTCGAGGTCTGATGCGATACTTCGAGCTATTTGTGCTACTTCAAGGCTATGCGTTAACCTGTTTCTGTTGAATTTTTCAGGATCAACTTCAAAGAGTTGCATCTTTCCCTGCAATCTGCGAAATGATGATGAATACAGAATGCGTGCATAATCTCGCTGATAGTCATCTCGGTTTCTTGCTTCAAAAATAGGGCCCGAGTGTTCCCTAGTATTTGCCAGAGCCTTGATCAGTTTTTTCTCTTGCTCTTGCGCAAATAATTTTAATTCATTGTTGTACATATTTTATCCTTACAGAGGAAGTCACAAAGCTAGAATACAGGATGAACAAGCCAGGTGGTTATTGTCTTGTAAAGTGATTATTTATAAATAATCACTACTGATTACAGCTACTTCAAATTACGAAACTTGACTTACTTTCTGTTGATTGACATAGACCACGTTTTACAACGGCACAGAGTAGTCTATCCAATTAGAATAGCTGTATTAGGTGAAATCTGAGCCAATACCACATTATGCTATCTCACAATGTGGCACTTCAACCCATTGTACATGGTTTTCTGTATAAATTTTGGTTGACTCTGCATCACTGTGAGCCATTCGAGCTTGTGGATCAAAACCACGTTGTTTAAACATAAAGGCCGCCAATGCTCTTATTTCATGAAAGGTTGGTCTTTCATCTAAAGGCAAATGACTAGCAACGCCCACTCGATCACGCAATGCTGAAAATGCACGGCTAAGGTAATCAGGTGCAACTTGTGTTGGATGATTCACTTCTTTACTCACCTTATTTGGAATACGAGTAGGTAGTCTATGCACAATATAAGGGCTTGCCACATTGTCACGGCTATTATCGATAATATCCTTAAGAGCTTTGCCTATGGGGATCGCAATATGAGATGCCTCTTTATGTTGCACTTTTTGTCTGTGAATATAAATCATCCCGTATATTCCATTTAAGGGTTCTTCATACCATAAACACCCACAGATGCCTTCTTTGGGGGCTTTGATATTGTATTTTATGCGTGATACTTCAAGCCTTGCTTGTGTTGTTTGTAATGCCAGATCCATTGCTGTTCTTAACCAAGGTTCTGCGGACGCTCTAATTTTAAGAAAATCATCATAAGATAATCTTCTACGTTTTTTCCCATCGACTCTTTTCATTTTCTTACGTTCAGCTGGGTTATCAAACATAAGAGATTCATCCATTGCGTAACTAAAAATTTTCTTTAGAAAGCTTACCTTACGATTTTGTACATTAGCAGAAGCATCGGCATGATATTCATTAATATAGCCATTTACATGTTCCAGTGAGATTTCATTTGCGGGGATATCTTTAAAAAAGATCTTAATTCTCTCTAAGTCATTAACCCAGTTACTAAGTGTACTGTCTGATGGTTTCTCATCATTAGTGATCCGCAAAAATAACTTATCTAAATGTTCTGAGAGAGGGAGTGCCTCTCCATATTGCCCTCCCGAGTCAATAATTAATGAGTTAACAGAAACGCATTTTTCTGGTCGCATAATATTGTTGTATTCTCTGGCTATTGCGATAGCTTTTGCTTTATCTGCACCAATGCATTTTCTTAAACCATTAGTTAATGTAAGGCGATATTGTTTAACTGATTTATCAAAATAAAGAAAGTCAGGTAGATGCCTAAATTCCTTTCTTCTCGGTCTACTGGCCATATCACGAAGCCCTTATTAACTCATCGACACATGAAGAAATAACGGACTCGATACCCCAACGTTCGGATGAATATACCCAAACAGAACAATCAACGATTTTGCCTTTTAATAAACCTGTTTCTACCCATTTTTTTATGGTTCTATTATCTGGAATAGAACCTACTTCAAATTCTCGTTTAGCCCACGCACTAGCTTTCATCAGTTTTCCGCTCATTTTGGTCTTGCCTCATCATCAATAAAATAAGTCGGTCTGCTGTATCACAGGAGTGTTTGATTTCAGCGTCAGTGCATGGTCTATTTCTTACACTGAACGCTAACCGACCTAATTTAATATCAAAACTTGTTAATACTTGGTTCCCTGGTTTCCAAGGTGTTAATAATTTCATGGTGGTCACCCATTGGTCTTGAATAAGCCACCATGCTAATAACAACGAAAAGTAAAAACTGATTATGCTTAATCAACTTTTTACTCGAATAATTCCCTCTACTGGATAGCACTCTGCAATTTTTCCTTTGGTCGCGAGTACCTCTTTATCAATTAAACAATTTTGTTCATCAGGATAAATGTAGCCATAGGGCTCAAACTGACAATTTACCGAACTACATACCAAAAGGAATAAACCATACATTATTGTTCACTCCTTTGTTGCTCCGCGGGAGTAGGCTGAAGTTCAATTTTGACATGTGCTGGAAAATCGTATGAAACATGGCAACGTCTATCTGTTGAAACAAAGCCATGTGTACCATCTGGTAATGTGATTTTTACTGCTTGGTCTTTTTGTTGGGAGTGTCTTAGCATTGGTCTTGCCTCTTTGTGACATGTCACACTAATGAATAATAGCTGTATTTATAGGGCGCCCCAGTTGTAGCAATAACGCTTTTTGCATCGATGAAAGTGCTTGCTGTTCTTGCTCTGTGACATTTTTTGTTGATGCCGTAGACCATTCGATACTGCATTTATTTGTTGTTTCATCATGGGTAATAACAACTTCTAATTTCATGGCCATAACGTTTATCTCCTGATAATGCGCCCAATAAAGGGCGCTATTATGAATTAACGAACCATTAATGATCGGTCACCGACTTCTAAGTGAGCACCAGGTATTTCAATTCCGTTTTCAAGCGCTTCTTTGATGCCTTTTTTATCAGGCGCGGTGATGGTTTGAACATCAACCAACTCATCTGGTAATAAAGCCTCATTGTCGATAATGACTCGAACAACACCAGCTCTAGCAGTGAATGTATTTTTTGTTGTTTTTAATTTATCTAATCCTGAAGCCAATAAGCAGTTAAGAGCATATTTCTTTAGGTTTTTAGCTTGATTTTCGAATGATTTTTTACGATCAGATAAACGTTTAGATTCCTCTTCCAGTGTTTTAGCTTGACCTTCGATATTGCGAACGTGGTGCATAATTGCATCCAATTTATCACCTAACTCGCCCTCGATACCTGCCAATGTATCTGCGATATCTTCAGCAGTGAATTCTCCTGTTTCAACGAGTTGCTGTAATTTTTCATAATTGGTCGCCAGTGCGATAGCGGTAGTTTTGGTCATTAGATTGCCTCTTCTTTCTGTTTCAGTTTGTCTAAACACTCTTTTTCGATTTGGTTTAATCGACGTAAACGGCCGGACAAATACTTCTCGTAATCTTCGTCACGACGTTCTTGAGCTGATTTAATGTGTGCAGAAATTTCGCGTGTTAATGTCGATGCAATACCTCGTAATTCATTTGCTGTAACAGCACTACGCATCACTTCTGTATGTTTAGTAAATTTCTCGTCTAATTCTTTGCGAATACGTGTGATATCTTCCGCTTTTTCACTGGCATTTTTGATTTCAAACTCAAGCTTATTGCTTACTATATATTCAGGGTTATCATGCATACCCATAAAGACATCAGAGCTAAAACCAAGCATTGATAGGGCTTTTTTGATGGCATCAGTTAGTGATTTTTTAATAACTTCACCGTCAACCTTAATGCCATAGTTAGTTTGATAGCGGTATGGTGTTGCACCATAACTTTCAAACTCACCGCGGGTTTCACATTCGATGATGTACCAAAAACGGATCTTAATTGAGTGGTTTTGTTCGCAGAATAACGAGCCATCAGCATCACGTAAAAAACGGGTTGCGACTTGTTTATTACGCTCATCAAGGACAGGTTCTAAAAGAGGCTTTCCATCAATAAATTTTTCTTCAAGGACTTCATATCCCCAACCTTCACCAATAGGACCGAATATTTCAGTTGCACGCATAAACATGTAAGTGCTGTTTATACTGGTTCCCGTAAATCCCACGCCTTCTAATGGCTTAGTAAAGCGCGGGTCTGTACGTTGTACTTGTTTCCAAATACTTAGGTTATTAGCGTCACTCGCGTTAAGAACTTCATCAATAACACTGGCACGTTGCTCAAAATTATCTTGTTGTGCTGATGGTGTTTCGGGTTCTTTATGCTCTACAGTTTGTTCAACCACCGGAGAACTTTCTGTTTTAGGGGCTACTTCTTGCTTTTTACGTGAACGTTTAGGCTTAGTTTCCTTTTCAACGGTACTTTTGCTAGATACCGAAGGGGTATTATCCAATTGGTTAGAAGTGATACTTTCTTCTTTTTCAGCATTGCCAGTAGGCTTGTTAATACCTAAATGACGGTCAATAAATTCTTTTCGCGCATTGGGATTATCTAATAACTCAGGCTGTTTTTTACTTTCAGCTATTAACGAGAAAATCTTTTCACGTGGTATATCCAAGATGCCAGCTGTTGTGCGTAAATCCATTGACCAGCGTTTCCATGCTTTGTCGTCGTCATCTATCAGTTCTTTGGCTTTTTTTACTTGAGATGCGAGGACATTATTAGGATCAAAGTCATCTAACAGTGCTAAGGCAATTTCAGTATCTATGGTTGAATAGTTACGTTTGATAGAAGATATTTCTTCTTGTTGTTGTTCTGGTTCTTCGGTTAGCCATCTTTCACCTAATGATTTAGCTTCTTCAACGGTGACATCTTCATTAGCAAACTCATAGATAGCCTGTGCTATTTCCATTGTTTGCTCAGCATCCATCAAAGAAAGTTTTGTTATTTCAGCTAGGCCTGTAGCGATATTACGAATTTTGGGATCTTCTTTTCCTGCCAAATATTCCAGAGCAGTTGAAAATTCATTGTTAGTTATTTGAGTCTTTCCAAATAAAAGTAAACACGCAATTCTGGGCTTCGTTCCTAGTTTTTTGAAATTCTTATATTCAATAGGTTTCCATTGAGTTCCATCAAACTCATTTTCAACAGCAAATTTTTCATCGAATATATCTAAAGTAGGGCAAACAGAGCCGTCAAGGTGTTCGCTAATTAATGGCTCATCGGTAAAGTTATCCATAGCTTCTGGATATGCTTCAGATAATTTTACTACGGCAGTCGCTGTTGCCAGTTTTGCATTAGCGGTGTTTAACGCTATTGCTAACGGTACAGCACCGTTGTTTGTACGAGCCTCGGTCGTAGGCTCAAATACACAGATAAAAGTTTTCATTGGTCTTGCCTCTTAATAAGGGATTTCTTCGTCAGTTTTCGAAATGGGTTTGCCTTCTAAGCAGAGAAGCATTTGGATTTGATCTTCTAACAAGCTTGATTTCACTTGGGCATCAGCAAGAATTTTTTCTTGCTCATTGCGTAGAAAATCAATTTCAGCGTGAACGAGATCAGTTTGAGTTGGCTCTTTAAAAGGAACATCAACAGTGTGTTCTGCAATAACGAAACCTAGCCCCGCATTGGGATCGGCTTTAAATGCGTAGGCGTTATATTGATAAGAACCATCGAACTGTTTTTGAGCGTGAATATAGAGTGTGACGGTTAGGCTTTCAGGTTGTGCTTTCATAGCAACTCCTTTAAAATAACGGTGATCAGTGATTTATCATTGGTCTTGCCTCTTCTAGCGTTTGGTCGCGCTAGTAGAACTCTCGGTTAGCTTTGGTCGGCGACCCGAGGTAAAGGAACCCACTTCGGTGGGTTTTTTTACATCTTCATCAAACTCAAGAGTTGCAATTTTATTGTCGGCACAACAGTGGAATACTGTTTCAGGGAAAAGATTGAAAAGGTTTAAAACATTATCCAACTTGATGTTTTTCATTTTGTTTTTACCTATATACATAATATGTCTCCTGTCATTTATGATATTTGCCCGTCTTTCCGAGCTGTCAGGTCTGCCTTGTAGCTTTGGTCGGTAACTAATTAAATTCCCTGGTATTGCTAAAAAACTTGCCGTTATGCCGTGGTAATCATGACAGGTCGCGATGAGAGCTGTGGTTCTCCTCCGACATAACAGCAAAACTAAATCTGAACACTGACCTAAACACTTGCTGTGTTGTTTTTGGTTGCTTTAATATTAGCGTTGCTATTTTTATTGTCAATAGCATTGCTAATATTTTGAGTTAAAAAAACCACCGTATCGACGGTGGTTGTATGTAACACATTGTTATTTTATGCAAAATCAATCATTTTAATAGGAAGTGATTTTATTACTTTTCCAATAATTCGGAGATCATACATTTCTGACTCTTCAATATAAAACGTTTCATAAGCAGGATTATCTGATTTAACAGCTAGTTTTCTGCCCTTAACTCTTTGTAATCTTTTTATAAATAATGAATTTTCAAAACTAAACACATAAACACCATCGCCATCAAAAAATTCATTATGAGTATCAACAAAAACGACATCTCTTGGGTTTATTGCTGGAGACATGCTGTCACCGCTAATGTTAATTATTTCAATCCCTTTTAAACTTTTTCTACCAAATAAATCGAATACTTTTTCTGGAGAGAACTCAATAGATTTTATAGTGTCAGGGAATTCGTTATTTATAAAGCCACCAGGGCCTGCTTTTGCATATACATCCATCAGTCTTAAAGTCGTATGTTCATTTTGAGTTGATGTAGAAGAGGTTATTTGTTTTATTTCTTCTTCTTTTCCTGTTCGTCTAACGTAGTCTAACAACGTTTTTAGCTCTGGATTAATATCTTCAGGATCAACTTTCAATAATGATGCGAATTTTAAAATTGTATCAGTGTTTAAGGCTGTTCGGCCATTTAAATACTGACTTACTGCCCCTTGAGTAGCAAATCCCATAATCTCTGCGGCTTTTTCTTGAGTTAAGCCCAGAGATTCTCGTTTGGCTTCCCAAATGTTTCGTAAGTTTCGGGCGGCAATTTTATCTGATTCTGATATTTTTCTGTTCATTTTAGTATTTTATTTGTAATGCTAATAATTATCCAATAGCAATGCTATTGATTTATTAAATTAGCATTGCTAATATTCAGCTATTACATAAGCTGGAGGAAAGCATGAAATTAGATCTGTATTTAAAAAAACAAAAAATCAGCCAAACTGAATTTGGGAAAACGGTTGGAGTAACTCAAGGGTTTATTAGTCAAGTTATTGCTGGTAGCTACTACCCTAAAGGTCGAAAAGCTATCGAATGGTCAGCAAAAACCAATTGGTTAGTAACTCCACATGATCTTAATCCAGTTGATTATCCAAATCCTTGGGATGGCTTGCCAAAAGGAGTATCCAGTATTACAGGTATCAAATTAAAAAACTGATTATGCATAATCAATTTTTATAGCGACAGGAGACGCAAAAATGAATTTTGATATCAACATTATCAGAGCTGAACTTGAAGATTGGGCGGTAGAACAAGGGCAAGAACATGTTGCTATTGAGATTAGCCGAGCTTACTTACGATTAGTGATTAATCAAGAACATGGTCGATTACATGCCATTGAAGATCAAACGGGTAAGGCAGACTGGAAAGCAATCAATAATAACCGGCAACAGATATTCCGTTGGTTACGTGGTGATTCTCGCGCATCTCAAAGAAAAATTGCTGAGTTAATGCCAGCGATTGAAATGGCTCTACCGGCTTCGAGGTTAGCTCGAGTACGCGGAGATACCAAAAACTATTTAGCAACTGTAGCCATTCAGCGTTTTGCTGATGCTATGACTGAAATCTTATTAGAGGGTCGTGACATGTCACACCAAATAAACAATGTAGTACGTGCACTAAATGAGATATCACGCCCGACCAGCGTGCATTAATTCAAGAGGCAAGACCAATGATTAGATCAACTGAAAAAATCACATACCGCAATGGGTTTATGCTGAATGATAAACCTGCTCATATCTCAGATATCCAACATATTTTTGATGGTAGACGCGTTATTGCGTTGTTAATTTGGGAGCAGTATGAGCGAGAAAAACAAAAATTACTGTCAAAAAATTTAACCCCTGAGCAGTACCAAAATGCTTGCCGTAATATAGCTAAAGCACTGGGGGTGTGAAATGAGTAATAAATTAACCGGCTATGTGTGGGATGCATGTGCTGTTTCAGGTGTTAAGGGTACCAAGTTAATGATCATGGTACGCCTAGCCGATTATTCGAGCGATGAAGGGGTTGCTTATCCCAGTGTTGAAACCATCAGTCGTCAAATTGGCGCGGGAATTAGCACAATTCGCAATGCATGTAATGAACTTGAGCGTGATGGTTGGTTAGTTAAAAAGCAACGTAGAAATGGCAATCGTAATGCTTCAAATTTATATTTTTTAAATGTCGATAAATTGGAAAAAATCGCATTAGAAGAGAACGCCAAATTAAGAAAACAACGTGAAAAACTATCAAATTTTCACCGTCCAGATTCTGACCGTTCAGATTCTGACCGTACAGAAAACAGTAAAAATGTACGTTTTGACCCTCCAGAATCTGGCGTTCAAGGTGGTTTTCACCCTCCAGAATCTGGAGGCGATCCACAAGTAAATTCAAAACATGATCCACAAGTAAATTCAAAACATGATCCACAAGAATTACTCGAGGGGAAAAAATCGAAAAATAAATTCGATCCGAAATTGGCTAAACCGTCAAATGTGAGTGATGAGGTTTGGCAGGATTGGATTAACTTCAGGAAAGAAATTAAAAAACCGCTGACAGAAACCATGTGCAAGCAACAAGCAAAAAAATTATCGCTTTGCACCAATGCCAACGCTGTGATTTGTAATTCAATTGCCAACGGTTGGCAGGGGCTATTTCCTGAAAGATCCGTAGTACAAACTCAAAAAGTAAATTCTCACACTGGGTTTAGCGAAAAAGATTACCAGTCTCAAGATCCTCATTGGTTTGTGGGAGGTGGAAATGTCTGAACAAAATTTATTAACTGCGGTGAATATTCCCCCTCGCTTTGCTAATGCAACATTTGAATCATTTGTCGCCTCAACACCGATAGCAAAACATAATTTAAAAATTTGTCAGCAGTACGTCGAAACTTGGAGCGACCGAAAAAACGCAGGAGAGGGGCTTGTACTGTGTGGAACACCCGGAACTGGTAAAACCCACCTTGCAGTATCAATCGCCCGTCAGATTGCCGGAGAATTGCAAGAAACGGTATTTATTACCACTGCCTCACGTATCATTCGCGCTTTTCGAAGAACATGGGCTGGAAATTCAGAATTCAGTGAACTTGATGTACTTGAAAAATATTGCACGCCTGATTTGTTAATTATTGATGAAATTGGTGTCCAGTATGGCACTGATTCTGAACGTAATATCCTATTTGAGGTGATTAATGATCGCTACGAAGATTTGTTACCTACGATTTTGGTAAGCAACCTACCTGTTGTTGACTTACAAAAAATGCTCGGTGAACGAGTTGTGGACAGATTATTACAGGGGGGAACGGTATTAACGTTTAACTGGCCAACATATCGTAGAGGTAATCATCATGCATGAGAAAGAATTAGAACATGCGGTGATTAGTGGTTTGTTAGCTGGTGGTGCTAGTCAAGATGCATATGAGGTATTAGCCACATTACCTGAAGAAGCCTTTAGTTCTAGATATTTTCGTAATGTCTACAAAGAAATTAAAAAACAAGCGCTAGCAAGTTCTTTAATAGATCCCTTTTTTATTGCTGATGCGCTAGGTGAAAAAGGCGATTTAGCAAATTTACTTGAGCTATCTAAAACACCTATTTGGACAGCAAATTTAAAAGGCTATGCCTCAAAAGTTTATAGTTATTATCGTGTTAGAGAAGTAATTCAATTAATTTCCAAGTATCAAAATGATATTACTACTGCAAATAATCATGAACAAGCTGAAGAATTTATTCATCAATTTGCAACCCAAATTGGCCAGCTGACAATTGGTAATCAGAACCTACTTCCTGTGCATTTAAATACACTACTTGAAGGATATGTAGATGTTTTAGAACGAAGAAACAAAGGGGAAGATGCTGTTGGGATGATAAAAAGTGGTATTGAAGCTTTAGATGACAAAATTGGAGGCTTTAATCCAACAGACTTAGTTTTTATTGGTGGTCGTCCGGGGATGGGAAAAACAGAGCTTGCACTAACGATGACTGAGGGAATGACCAGAGATGGAGGCGGTGCATTATTCTTCTCGATGGAAATGTCCAATCAGCAAATTACTGAGCGTCTAGTTGCAGGTTCTGCTCAACTACCAATATCAACATTGAGACATCGTGGGCGATTGGATGATGAAGGATGGGGGCGTTTAAGTTCAGCACTAGGCCATTTAATGGATAGAGATATTCATATCATCGATGCGAGTAATCTAACTATTGAACAAATATGTGCAATCAGTGAAAACCACAAACGTAAATATCCAAATTTGAAAGGAATTTTTGTTGATTATTTAGGGTTAATTAAAAAACCTAAAGCAGAACGTAATGATTTAGCAATTGCGAAAATATCTGCATCTTTAAAAGGATTAGCAAAGAGGTTACACACGCCAACTATTGCGTTAAGCCAGCTATCTCGTGATGTTGATAAAAGACCTATTAATCAACGCCGTCCTGTTTCTGCTGATTTACGCGATTCTGGTAGCTTAGAGCAAGACGCTGACTTAATTTTATTTACCTATAGGGAGGCCGTATATAACCCCAATAGCCCTGCGAAAAATTATGCCGAGATCATTATTGATAAATTTAGACACGGAGAAACCGGCACAGTCTATCAAGAATTTAAGAATGGCCACTATCTGCCTACCGACCAAATTACAGCGTCAGAAGTGTCCAAAATGCAACAACAATCACAGCAAAACGATAAAAGACGTCGTTACGCAGAAAAAGCATTTTAGTTAAAACAGAGGCAAGACCATGACAATTAAAGACTCTCTTACTCACGAATCTCTCGTTCGTGATAATCACCCTATATTACCCGACGATGGGTTAGACCATACACAGTGTCATATTGATCGCCTCCATGCATCAGCAAGAGCGAGAACAAAAGCACCTTATCAACCTAAGGTTAAACCACAAAAATCGACGAGGTAATTATGTCTAGGCGTTCTTATTTGCCTGATGATTTACCTCACAATCGAGCTTTGTGGCCAGAAGAATATCGCGAGTTAGAACAACTTGATTTATTAGCTAGTCGATTAATTAGACAGCTTAAAAATCAAAAAATACATAGAACGCGAGTGTTGGTGGAAATTGAAAAGTTGACTGAGGTACATCGGGAGTTTTTTAGAGATAGGTTGAATTATTGGCGTGAGGTAATGAAAGCATGAGTAAGCATCAAATTAAACACCCCGTGATCCGTTATCACGGAGGTAAATTTCGTTTAGCAAAATGGATATTAAGTTATTTTCCAGAGCATCGTTGCTATGTAGAGCCCTTTGGTGGAGTTGCTAGCGTCTTAATGCAGAAAGAACGTAGCTATGCAGAAATATATAATGATCTAGATAGTGAAGTTGTAAATCTATTCAAGGTATTAAGAGATCCTGAATTAAACATTAAGTTACAAGAGGCTTGCTTACTTACTGCTTATTCCCGTGACGAGTTTATGTTAGCTAAAGAGTTTATTGATAATCCATTAGAGAGAGCTAGACGTATGGTTGTTCGCGCTTGCATGGGGTTTGGTTCTGCTTCTGGTTTAAACGGTAACTCGGGATTTCAGTCTGATAGTAAACGTGAATATTCAATCTACTCACATTTGTGGGCTAAATATCCTGAAAACTTATCTGCAGTTTGTCAGCGTTTGCAGGGAGTCATTATTGAAAATAAGCCGGCATTAGATCTGATTAAAAAACATGACGCCACTGATACTCTATTTTATTTAGATCCTCCATATATGCCTGAAACACGAGTGAGTGGTAATCGTTATTACAACTTTGAAATGACTAATGGGCAACATCATGAGTTACTGCAAATTATTAAGTCTGTTTCTGGAAAAGTAATTATCAGTGGCTATCACTCGAATTTATATGATGATGAATTATCAGGCTGGAGAAAAGTAACCAAAGAGGCTCGTATTTCTGCCGGTCGTGGTACCAAAATTCGTACTGAATGTTTGTGGATGAATTATTGAGGTAAGATCAATGGCAAAAACAGTAGCAGAACGTAAAGCGGAACAACGTAAACGGCAGAAAGAATTAGGTGTAACTAAAATTGAATTACTTGTAGATAATCAAGAATTGGAAATGATAAAGCGTAATTGTGTATTGCGCATGCCTGGTCGAGAACCGTATGGCATTGTTGAATATTTACAGATGCTTATTCGGAAAGATGATGCTGAGTATAAAAAGCAAGTAGAGAAATTATCTAAACGTAAATGTAAGCGTTGTGGTGATATATTACCTGTTCAGCAATGTTGTATGTCAGGTGATTCCGAATGTTGGGTCACTAGTGGATACAAAGAGTTGAAACTGGTTATCTAACTCAACCTATTGTATTATTACAGTATTGGTCTGAACACCCAATCCTAAATATTTGCTGTGTCAACTGAGAGTCAAGTATGGCACAGCATAGCTTTATCAAAATGTCTAACAATACTCTTGTACCAGCTAACCCTGTTACGAGAGATTTTCTGCATTCAAAAATCAAGTGTGGTGATGTGCTTTCAGCTAATTTTAAGAAAGCTCGTAACCCTCGATTTCATCGTAAATACTTCGCATTACTCAACTTAGGTTATGAATATTGGGAACCAGTTGGCGGTACCATTTCACCTGAGGAGAGGGAGCTTGTGCGTGGTTACATCACATTCCTTTCGTATTACACGGATAATGCTGACGCGCTCTTATCAGCATCCGATATCTATCTAGAAGAAGTCGCACAAAAACGTGCGCAAAATATCTCAGCAACAAAATCATTTGATGCTTTTCGCTATTGGGTTGTAGAGCAAGCCGGTTATTACGACACGTTTGAAATGCCTGACGGTAGTTTACGTCGTGTCGCTAAATCAATCAGTTTTGCAAATATGGACGACTTAGCATTTAGCGAACTTTACAAAGCCACACTCGATGTGCTTTGGAATTTTATCCTTCGTAAACAGTTCCCCACTCAAACAGCTGTAGAAAATGCAGTATCTCAATTATTAAGTTTCACGTAGAGGCAAGACCAATGATCAAATCAAAGACCAAAGAAGAAAAGAAGTGGCTATCAGATGTAGCAGAACTGGGTTGTATTTGTTGTCGCAATATGGGGTTTGGAGCCAGTTTAGCGGAAATTCATCATGTTAGAACGGGACAGGGAATGGCACAACGGGCTAGTCATACGGATGTTTTACCACTATGTCCTCCACATCATAGAGCGTGTTACGAAACCGGTTTTCATGCATCACCTAAATCATGGCAAGAAATCCATGGTACCGAGATTGAGTTATTAGAACAGACTAAGCAAGAAGTAATGGAGTTACGAGCATGTCGAGTATAAAGAGTGTATCTGATGGATTAAAGCTTGATGATAATCAGGTTGCATGGCTCCAGCCTTGGTTATCAAAATTTGGAGCGTGGGTATATTCAGGGAGGATAGAAAAAAGGCAAAGCAGTATTATTGCTGAATTTATGGCGACAGTAGAAAGGCGTGATTATCCTGAGCGAGAAATGTGTAATGACGATGACGGGATGTTGATCGCTAAAGTGGTCGATAAAATTTATCACATAGACAGAATAGCGTTTACGCTCTTGTTACTACGTTATGCCTTCGGTAGTTCAGATCGCGCTATTGCTCGTTATTACCACAATATAGCAAAACCGCGACAAATGATTAGGCGCAATAGAACGGTAGAATATAGAAAACCCTCGATGTCTACATGCAGAAGAGAAATTGAGGACATAATTAATTCAGCCGAATATTTAATTTACCCACATTTAAAAGATGCATTTAAAAAACGAGAAAAAGAGTGGAAAAGTAAAAATAATAGCAAGAACGTGTTGACTTCTTTGAGCCAATGATCCACTATTTAAGTATAAGTTGCCGTTTTTATACAGTGACCAACTAACCCAGTCTAAGCGCTGGGTTTTTTTGTATCTAAAACAGATAAGACTTGCTGTTTACTTTGTTCAGAGTTACATGTGTGTTCGCGACTAATAACTGACCAAAGGTATTAAAATATCATGTTAAAACATAGTGATATGACAGAAGAGGCAAGACTTGTTTTTGAAGTTGTTCCGCATACGAAAGAGGTAACTGTTGGCGAAGTTGCACAGTTTACTTATTTAACTGAGCCATGTTGTCAATTGATATTAACTCAGTTGGCGATGGCGGGGCTAATCAAAGAAAACATCAAAGAAAACACATTTCAAAATATCTAATACTGTGAAAATGGGCGACTGTAAAAGTGTTGGTAGCACCTTTACAGTCATTCACCCGTTCTGGTAGATCACGGACAAACTAAAGCCCACTGCTTATGTGCACAAAGCATAGTGAGCTTATCAAAAAAGGTTCTCCTGATCTATGAAAAATACTGTGAATTTAAACAGTGTAAATTTAGTCAATGATGACTCACTCAGCTATATAAAAACACTTCCCGATAATTGTATTGACTTAATCGCAACTGACCCGCCTTACTTTCAGGTGAAGTCTTGTAGTTGGGATAATCAGTGGGAAAACGTAACATCATATTTATCTTGGCTTGATGAAATGCTTGCGGAATTTTGGCGAGTATTAAAGCCTAACGGTAGCCTTTATATCTTTTGCGGTTCGAAACTAGCGTCAGATACAGAATTACTCGTTCGTGAAAGATTTAATATTCTAAGTCACATTGTATGGGCTAAACCATCAGGGCCTTGGCGCAGGACATGTAAAGCTGATTTACGCAGTTTCTTTCCAAGCACTGAAAGAATTTTATTTGCTGAACATTATCAAAGCCCATACAAGGGTAAAAGTAGTGCTTATCTTCAGCAATGCAAAGCGCTTAAAGAAAATGTATTTAAGCCTTTAATTGAGTATTTTAAATCTGCACGTGAATCGTTAGGAATAACAGCAAAAGAAATAAAACAGGCCACAGGTAAACAAATGGCTTCACACTGGTTTAGTTACAGCCAATGGCAACTACCGAGTGAGTCTGACTACAAAAAACTGCAGGAGCTGTTTCATCGCGTAGCAAGTGAAAAGTTTAGTAGTAATCCTTTAAATCGTGATCATACTGATTTGATAAAGGTGCAGGCTTCTCTTAGTCGAGAGTACCAGGAGCTTGCTGAACAATATCAATTATTGCGTCGTCCTTTTTCTGTCACCGTTGATGTTCCTTACACCGATGTGTGGACGTATCCACCTGTGCAATATTACGCAGGTAAACATCCTTGTGAAAAACCAGCTGAAATGATGGAACACATTATTCGCTCAAGCAGTCGCGAAGGTGATCTGGTTGCTGATTTCTTTATGGGATCAGGTGCAACACTAAAGTCCGCATTAAAGTTAAATCGTCGAGTTCTTGGGGTTGAACTTGAGAAAGAGCGTTTTGAACAAACAGAGCAAGAAATAAAAGCATCAATTCGTAAGTAAGTCTTACAGGCTCAACTCTCCGGAATTTACGGATAGTTCACATATTCGGTTATTCCGAACAACTGAATTCCTTGCTATAAGGTTATGGTAGCGCGTAACAGTCTGGCTGAACTAAACCAGCCATCTATTTCAATAAGTCGTCTAGTGCGACTTTTTTTGTATATGCCGACCACAGAACAATTACCCTCGTTATCACGTTCACATCAAGTCTGTTAGTCGGCGTTCTATTAACTAAATTCCTCCTATGGGGAGGTGGGTATGAAACGTATGCCAGAAAAATTCGAATGGGAGCAGATTTTACGCTGGTTACAATCGGTCCTCCCACTCTTAGGTGGATTTACTATTGCTACAACAATTGCATACATCAGAGAAAGACAGGCTGGTTCTCAATGGAAGCGTTCTTTAGGTGAGGCTGTTATGTGTGGATTGCTTAGTGTTGGAACTATTCGGTTTATTGATTGGTGGCTATCACGTAGTGGTGATGCTAGTTCGTGGGCATTATTGGCGGAATTCTGTGGTGTTGTAATTGGATTTTTAGGGACAAAGAAACTATACGCGCTTTTTGAGGGTGCGGTCAAAATAGTAAAGGCTAAGTTTGGAGTTAAAGATGACTAGACCAGCACGCGGGGAAAGAAACAACAACCCTGGTAATATTCGACACGGTTCAAAATGGCAAGGACTATCAGCACAGCAAACAGATAAAGACTTCTGCCAATTTGTATCACCTGAGTACGGTATACGGGCCATCTATAAATTACTGCAGACATACCAAAAGAAATACGAACTCAATACTGTCGAGTCGATTATCGATCGATATGCTCCGCCAAATGAAAACAACACTGCCGGCTACATCAATCGAGCAGCTAAAGATATCGGCGTTAGCGTAAACGCGCCTATTAACGTTTCATCTAAACCGGTTGCTATTGCATTAGCTACGGCGATTGTTGGTGTTGAGTTGGGTTATCAACCGTATTCACAAAAAGTCTTTGAAGATGCTTGGTTGTTGTTATGAATCTAGGCGAAACAATAGTGTCCGTGGGCGTTATTTTGATGATGAGCGTCGGTATGACTTGGCAAGGGAATAGGATAGATAAACTGAAAGCCTCAAATAGTGAACTAACCGCTCAGTTATCAGAACAAGTTAAAATCAACGAAAAATACCAAGCTCGCATTACCAAATTAAACGAGCTTGATACAAAACACACGACGGAACTCACAAATGCAAAAGCTGAAATTGATAGGTTGCGCGTTAGTGCTGAGCGTAATCCTGACAGGGTGTACATCAAAGCCGAGTGTACTTCCACCGCCAGCATGGATGATGCAACCATCGCCCGACCTACTGACACCGCTATCCGAAATTATTGGTTACTCAGAGAGCGAATTGCACACTCAGAGCAAATGATATTAGGGCTACAAGATTACATTAGGCAGGAGTGCGTAAACTAAAGTTTATTTAATTTTTCTCTAATACGTTTTTTCATGGCTCTATATGAGCGCTGATACTCGCGGGATTTAATTGCATCTCTACCATCAGCGCGTTTAGCTCCATCGGGTAGTAAATTGTGCTCGATATTAGATGCTCGTTTTGATTGTTCTGCTAAATCGAAATCTCTACGTTGTGAGCGCTCTGATCCAACTGCTAATTCTGTTGCTGTGGATAAATGGGAGTAATCAATTTTACCCTCATCAATAATTCGCTGTAATTTTTCTCTGTGTTTCTGGCGGTAGGCAACACCAGCTAGAGGTGTAGTGGCTGGGATATTAAATTTATCCCTATAATCACTCAGGGTCATGTGATGAATTTTAGTGATGTGATTAGCGAGAAATGAAAAACGTTTCCCGCACTCCAGGCATTCAATTTTATCGTGAGCTAGATATTCTGCTAGCTCCTCGCGATTGTTGATGCGTTTATTCGTCATCACTGCGACTCACAGTGTACCAATTGTTATCGTACATCAGGTAATTTTCATCGTCCCATGAGAATATTTCGCTTGTGTCGGACGGCTCATTGTTACCAAATGTTTTTAGATCATCAATTTTGATTATGTCCTCAATTTTTTGAATATAATCATCATCGGAGTTACGAATATAATCAGCTAATTCATTTAATGAGTTACATAGCGCAGTGAGTGATTCGGCGTTATTTACAGCGTTAACTAATACATCTAATTCAGGGTTGTCAGTTTTCATAATGTTATTTTCTACATTATAGATAGCCATTTTAGTTCTATTAAGTTGCTCGTTTAACGCCTCAACAATACGAGCTGTTGATGGCGCTCTAGTTGTTCCAGCAACAATGCGTCTGATAGTTCTGTCGCTCATATTCATCAGTTTTGACATTGGCGTTTGCCACTGGGTGCCGAAAATTAATCTACCGGCTTGAATTAATTTTTCTCTATCGGTCATGTTGTCGTCCTTATTGCTCCCCCTATCTCTAGGGGGGTATTATTAAATGATTGGTGATAAATCTTCGTGATGAACCCATGAGTTAGTTACACAGTCAAAATAAGGTTTTACTGATAACAGTTTATATGCGCGAGAGTTAGAAATTTTCTCACCATTCATAAACGCATTGCTGATATTGCCTGTGTTATATGCGTTAACTCTCAATCCGAAAACAGATTCCAATTGTTCGTTGTTAATATAGACGCGACGTTTACCGTAGTTTTCCCAAACCGCACAACCTAATTTAATTAATTTAGATTCTATTGACTCTGCTGTGTCATATAAGCCACGTAGAGCTAACATGAATGCAATGCGGTAGTCGCCAACGATAGAAACTGTTTCTTTAGCTATTTTATGAGCGGATGTGAATAAAGTTGATTTGTTCATTCTGAAACCCTCTGGTTATCGGTCGGGACCGTTCCCTTACCGTGATTAAATAATATCACTGTCCTAATATTAGGTCAATAAATTTATTCGATATATTGTGATTTGAACCACAAATAGTTGCCTCGCAATAGCGGGGGGGCCATAAGGCGTCGCATTGTCGCCGTCTCTTATGTTAGCCATGACCTGTCTTATTCTCAGCAGATAGCGCATAGTGAGAGTCAAAAACAATGAATACCACCATTTTGTTATTTTTCGGTCATTATCAGCAACGTCAGCTGTAGGTAGAAGAAAGGGCGTGACAACCGGAGAGACGAGTACAATTCATAAGAGTCAATCACAAAGCCTATTTTAACGAATGGGCTTTTTAATAGGCTAAGGAGATAAACACAATGGCAAAACCGGATTGGGGGATGCTACAACAACAGTTCCTCGCCGAACATGCTATAACAGGAATATCCCCTAAAGAGTGGTGTGAATCGCAAGGACTGAAATACTCAACAGCACGACGATATATCAAATTATCCCGTGCGCAGAATGCGCAAAAAACTGCGCACAAGAAATTGCGCACTGCGCAGAAAAAAGAATGCGCAAAAGAGCCAATGCGCAAGAGTGATATACCCGATGCGCAGAGTAATGAATCAAGTAATGCGCATGATGATGAAAACACGTTTAGTCTGCGCAATTACGGGCTAACTGAACAACAGATTAAATTTGTTAGTGAATACCTTATCGACTTAAATCGAACAGGAGCATATAAGCGAGCCGGTTATAAAGGCGAAGGAAATACAGCTTATGTAAATGCTACTCGTATGCTAAGAAATGCTAAGGTTTCACGAGCAATCACTGACGCATTAGCAGAACGGGAACGCAGAACAGAGATAACCCAAGATGCCGTATTAAAAATATGGTGGGATATCGCAACGGCAGACGTTAACGAACTGACTGAATACCGTCGATTATGTTGCCGTCATTGCTGGGGCTTTGGTTTCAATTACCAGTGGCGTGATTCAATAGAGTTTGAAGATGCGATTAAAAAAGCAGTTGTAGCAAAGAAACCCCCACCACAAGATGTGGGTGGCTACGGTTACGATGAAACATTAGATCCAAATCCTGATTGCCCGCGCTGTAACGGTGCCGGTATTGGCCGTGCGTACTTTCATGATACGCGTGATTTAACAGGGTCAGCTCGTCGAGTATTTGCTGGCGTGAAAGAAGGGAAGTTTGGTGTTGAGGTTATTACTCGTAATCAAGATGAAGCGCTTAAGATGGTTGCACAGCATTTAGGCATGCTAAAGAACAAGACGGAATTAACGGGTGTCGATGGTGGTCCTATTCAAACAACAGGAATAGATTTAAGTCACTTAAGCTTCGAGCAACTTCTTCAATTGAGAAAAAAGGGTGAAAAGTAGTTCTATTTAACATAATGGTTCTAATGCGCCCTTTCACTTTTGCACTCAACTAAAAACACAACCAAAACCGCTAAAAGTAACAATCTTCTTTCTGTTTTAATGCTGTTTTATTGTTAATCAATTGTTATCAAAAACATGAAGATCATTTCGTGCCAATTACGGCATGAAAGGGTTATTTTTGTCACTTTAGGTATCTCTATGGATGTCAATTTCGACTTGTTTGATGAAGAAGTCAGGAGAGAGATAGCTAGACGTAGTTTGCACGAATTTATTCAGTATATAAACCCTGAATACATCACAAGCCATTTTTCTCAGACGGTATGTGATGCGCTCGACCAGTTCTTGATTGATATGATGGCAGGTAAGCGCCCTAAATTAATATTAGGGGCACCGCCACAACACGGTAAGTCTGATATTGTTTCTCGCTATCTTCCCGCTTATTTCTTTGGAAAATACCCTAACATGCGTGTGGGTGCGCTGTCTTATTCCTCAGATTTAGCCGGTGATATGAATACCGATGTTCAGCGCATTATGATGTCCGATGAATATCGCGTGCTATTTCCTAAAAGTTGGTTAGGCAATAAGCCTGAAAACGGCATTGCAGTTAAACGTAATTCTGACGAGTTCGGTATCGCTAATCACAAAGGCAGTTATGTTTGTGCCGGGGTAGGTGGCCCATTAACGGGTAAGAAAGTTGACCTCGGCATTATTGATGACCCGATAAAGAACTCGAAAGAGGCACTTAGCCCAACTGTTAAAAAATCAATTTGGAACTGGTACGTTTCGACCTTTAAGACCCGTTTATCAAAAAATAGCGGTGAAATTATCATGGCCACTCGATGGGCAACTGATGATTTGTCTGGTCAATTAAAAGAAAAAGCGCCTGAAACCAAGGTGCTTGCATTCCCTGCCATTAATGAGAAAGGAGAAGCGTTGGTACCAGAGTTACACCCAATCGACAAACTCCTTGAGACAAAAGCAATCCTCGGTGATTACTTTTGGTCTGCCATGTACCAACAATCACCTAAGCCCGGTGATGGTCAAATCTTCCACGAAGAATTTGCTCAGTACTATCTACCGAAAGACCTACCTGAAAAATTCGATAAGGTTATCCATAGTTGGGATATGACCTTTAAAGACAGTGACGGTACTGACTATGTGGTGGGGCAGGTATGGGGCAAGAAAGACGCAAACGCTTATCTACTGTATCAAATTCGAAAACGCATGAGTTTTACTGAAACCTTAAAGTCAGTGAAATGGTTAGCCGAAAAATTCCCTGAAGGACGACGTAAGCTGGTGGAAGACAAAGCCAATGGCCCTGCTGTTATTGATTCTCTCAAATCAACCGTATCAGGGCTAACACCTGTTGAGCCAGATGGTAGCAAAGTTGCTCGTGCTCATGCGTGTACTGCTGAGTGGGAAGCTGGCAACGTGTGGCTACCACACAAAAGCATTGCACCTTGGATTGTTGAAACAGTAGAAGAGATCACTACATTTCCGTTCTCTAGCAATGACGACACAGTAGATGCCATGACGCAAGCATTACGCGATTTATATCAGAAGAAAAAAGGTAGTTTCTTCACAACTAGGAGATGAACTATGTGGTGGCCGTTTAAGAGGCGAAAAACAGAACCACTCGCACCGGTTAAACGGTCAGCATTTACAACTGACTTATATCCTGCACTGGCGCGAGAACAGGGCTTTTATGGGATTAATTTACCCCAACCCACAATTGCAGGTGTTGCGATGGATAGCATTGATAGCTATGTGCCCTCATTTAAAGGTGAGCAGGTTTACGGTGTGCCTGAGTCACAGGCTTCATGGTATGCCTCACAAATGTTTATCGGCAACAATATGTGTGCGGTTATCGCTAAACACTGGCTGGTGGATAAAGCCTGCAATATGCCAGCTCGTGATGCGATACGTCAGGGATATGATATTGATTGTGATAACGATGATGATCGCGCTATCAGTAAAAAGCTCCGTAAACGTGATAAAAAATACCGTATTACACACCAACTGAAAGAGCTGGTTCATTTTGGGAGAGTATACGGCGGTCGCTTAGCATTATTCGTTGTGGAGACATCAAACCCGAAAGAGTGGTACGAAAACCCGTTTAATATCGATGGTGTGACTAAAGGGATGTATAAAGGTATTAAACAGATTGATCCACAATGGGTAACGGCCGATTTAACGGATTCCAATGTTCAAGATCCTGCCAGCATGGATTTCTACGAGCCGACCTATTATGTGATTGGTGGGCGTAAGTATCACAAGTCTCACTTTATTAAGTTTGTGCCGTTTCCTGTACCTAACGTGCTTAAGCCAATGTACAACTACTTTGGCGTATCAGTGCCAGAACGTATTTATGAGCGTGTCTACGCTTCAGAACGTACCGCCAATGAAGCACCACAACTGGCAATGACTAAGCGTTTGCTTACGATGGGGATTGCAGATCCAGAAAGCGCTGATAAGGATATTATTCGCGAAAATATGCTTTATTTTATGGAGATGCGCGATAACTATGGTGTGCAAATGACGGGCAGTGAAGATACGGTTCAACAGTTCGACACCTCATTAGCGGATTTAGACGCCACGATTATGACGCAATATCAGCTGGTGGCATCGGCTTCCAATGTACCGGCAACAAAGCTATTAGGCACTACACCGAAAGGCTTTAACTCAACGGGGGAATACGAAGAAGCCAATTACCGCGAAGAGCTTGAAAGTATCCAATCAAACGACCTTGAAGAGCTATTGCAGCGCCATTACGACATGCTAATGCGTAGCGATGGTTTACCTGTGACAGAAATCTCTATCACATGGGCGCCACTTGATAGCCCGACGGCTGTTGAGAGTGCGGATATTGAACTGAAAGAAGCGCAGACCGATGTGGCACTGGCTTCGACGGGTGCGATAGATGGGTTAGATATCCGTAAAAAACTGGCCAGCAATAAAGAGTCCAGCTATTACGGCATTGAAGTGAACGAGGCAGATTATGTCGAGGCGAATACGAGTACGAACGAAGCGAGCGCAATGGGCAATTTCGCGTCAAGCGGTCATGAAGGGGAAACCTCTGCAGTATTCAGTCGCCCCAGCTAGTCGTTATCAAGGTGACATGTCACGACTCATTAATGCAATGATTAAAGACTATGAAAAAGTGTTTAGTGAATTAAATGACGACTTTGAAGGTTTTACGATGGATGCCAGCTTTGCCAGTCAAACACGCATCTGGCTTAACCGGCTAAAACGCAAATGGGATAAGATTTTTAAACAAAAATCCACAGAGATTGCGGATAAATTTGTATCCCAAGTCGATATAGGCGCAAAGCGTAATTTAGATGATTCTCTCAAACAGTTGTCAGGGGGGATCACCATCAAAACCCCAGCCATGCCCGAAGCCCTGAAAGATAAAATTATTGCCTCTACAGCTGAAAACGTATCGTTAATTAAATCTATTCCACTGCAATTTCATCAACGTATTGAAAGTGTTGCATTACGTTCTATTAGCCAAGGTGGTGAAGGTGCAAAGACGCTATTAGAGGAAATTAGGCATACAGGCAGTGTGACTGAAAAAAGGGCGAATTTTATCGCTGTTGATCAAACACGAAAAATCACGACTGCAGTGAATTATGAGCGTATGAAATCTGCCGGTATTCGTAAGGCAGTTTGGCATCACTCGGCAGGTAGTGCCGAACCGCGTGAATTACATCTGCGTCTGGATGGTGAAGTGTTTGATTTAGATAACCCACCTGTGATTGATGAACGGACAGGTGAGCGTGGCTTGCCCGGACAATTACCAAACTGTAAGTGCTTCTGGACACCCGTAATAGATTTCGGTGAGGAGACATGACCAAACGACAATATGATTTAAACGGCTGGCTGGAAGTGAAAGATAACCCCATCTCTAAAGTTGGGGTTTTTGATTATTTAGGGTTTGAAATTGGCGCACCGATACCCGAAAAAATTTACAAGGTGTATCGCCCACAAGAAGAATTGGCCAGCACAGAGACAATTAATTCTTTCAAATTAATGCCCTTTGTTGATGAGCATGAAATGTTAGGGAAAGACGGTACACCCGCGGAGACAAAGGGGATACAAGGGGTCATCGGGGAGCGAGTCTATTTTGAATATCCCTACCTCAGAGGCAATATCAAAATCCTGTCTAATTCAGCGCTTAACCAAATTGAAGGAGGAAAAATTGAATTATCTCCGGGTTATCGCTGTGTTTACGATTTCACACCAGGCGAATTTAACGGTGAACGTTATGACGCCATACAACGGCATATTAGAGCCAACCATCTTGCGTTAGTTGATGAAGGTCGCACTGGCGCTGATGTTGCTGTGCAAGACCATTCCGTTATTACCATAGACACAAAGGAACTTATTCGCATGAACGAAGAAGAAAACAAAGAGAAGCAAACCACTGATGAAGGTGCCTTTACGACCGAGCAATTGGAAGCGTTAAAAGCCATTATCAAGGAAGTCATCACCAGCACTCAACCTGCAACAGATAATGATCCAGAAGAAGAGAAAAAACCTTCAACTGATTCTGATCCTGACGAAGAGCAGAAAGCAGAAGAAGCAGTGGAAAAAGCCGAAATTGCCACAGAAGAGGCTGAATCTGGCGAACCTGAAGCAGTCGAGAAAGCCGAAGTCGCCATTGAAGAAGCTGTTGAAGCGATTGAAGAAGCCAAAGAGCATCTTGACCAAGCCACTACCGATGGACTTCATCGTCGTTTAAAACGCCTAAATCGTAGCATGACCGCCATGGACGAAATGGCATCGCTAAAACGTAAAATTAAGCGATTAGAAAAAGCCAAACCCGCAATGGATACGGGGGAGTTACTCAAACAAATCGGTGCGCGTGATTCGTTAGCGCATAAATTAACGCCATTTATTGGTGTGTTTGACCACTCAGCCATGACTCGACAACAAGTTGCCGAGTACGGTGTTGAAAAACTGGGTATTCAATGCAGTAAAGGTACAGAAGCCATTGCTCTTGATGCTTGGATGCAAGGGCGTGTGCCTGATTCTCAAAAGACCAGCTCAACAATGGACTCTGCAGTGAGCAATAAATCAATTATGGATAAATGGGGAGCTAAATAATGGCAATTCCTAAATCAGTAGCAAACGGCTTAATTTCTGGTGTTGTCGGTGAAATTAGTCATGCAGGTCCTATTCGCGCTGTTTCCGCCATTCTCAGTTCAGCAGATGAAAAGCTGAATATTTTCGGTCGCGCCTATACCTACAAAGATGATTCCGTGGAATCTGTTCAAGTTGGGGGAAAAGGGGCATTTGCGGGGATCATGATTAACCCTAAAGCCTATCGTATCGAAGAAGCATTCGCTCGTAACGGTACGCAAGGTGAATTCCTGACAATGGGGGAAGTTTTCGTTGAACTAAAAGAAGTGGCAGGAAAAATCAACGCACCGGTGGTTTTTGATGAAGCAGACGGTTCGCTATCTTCGAAAGCCACCATTAGTGCCGGTGATCGTGTTATTGGTTTTATCAGCCGACACCTTGAGTCAACAGAAAGTGCTCACTTGGGCATTATTCGTTTAACAGAAATCCCATATCCAGCATCTCCAAAGGAAGGTGAATAATGCCAGTCAGTAAAATTAAGTTTCACATGTCTGGTCGTGATGTCAAAAAACATGGCCAACTAAATATTAACCCTGATCAGAAATGGACATACGGGGAATTAGCGCAAATCGGCTTTGGTGGTTTTTCTGCGATGGACTCCGCGATCAGTGGTGGTGCAATGCAGGGGGGCTTAATTCAACGCGAAATGTTGCAACACGTTTTACCGGGTGTCATTCGTACTGCTACGCGCGTGCGTGTGTTAGATGAAATCACGGGTATCGTCAATGCGGGCGAATGGCATGATGAAGAGATCATTCTGAATGTGGCGACACCAACCGGTAAAGCCGAACTTTATGGTGATCATACCAATGTGCCATTAGCATCTTATGCGCAAGACCAAGAGCGCCGTGGTCTCGTCCGTTTCGAATTAGGTTTCCAAGTGGGGAAATTAGAAGAAGCGCGCCAATCGTCAGCAGGCTTTGTTGCGATGGAAGAAAAGCGCAATTCAGTGACTGAATCATTAGAGCAAGGGCGTGAGCGAGTGGGTTACTACGGGTTTAATAGCCCTGAAACGCGCGTCTTTGGTTTGATGAATGAGCCTAACTTACCCGCCTATGAAACCGCAAAAGGCAAATGGAAAGGCGGAACCTTTGCGGATATCACTGCCGATATTACTGATATGTTCTCGCGTATTGAAACGAGCTCTGGCGGTATTATTAAAGATGACACGCCAATCACCTTAACATTGCCGTTAGGTTTTCGTTCTGCACTGAATGTGGCTAATCCTGTCGCACGCGGTGAAACAGTCAAACAATGGATAAATGAAAACTATCCTAATATGCGTCTGGTTTTCTCTCCTGAATTTGTTGGCGCAAACGGTGGGGCTGATGTGGCCTATATGTTCGCAGATAGCATTGATGATGGTTCAACGGCAACCAGTGCGGTGATCCTTCAGGTGGTGCCTGTGAAATACCAGTTATTAGGTTCACTCAACCAAATTAAAGGGTATATGGAAGATGCAACCAATGCGACTGCAGGTGTATTTGTGACCCGTCCGTGGGCGGTGACACGCTTAACCGGCATTTAATCTTACCACTTCTCTTTTTGCGCCCTCATTTGAGGGCTTTTTTATATCTAAACAATAGGAGAGCACTCCATGCCTCTTTACGCATATTGCACCTTATCAAATGACCAGAACTATACCGTGAGAGACGGGAAAGTGTTTATTGCCGGTCAAGCGAACGTGATGACCAAACACATGTACACACCGCGTGGTCGTGTGACGGAAATTTCTGACGAGCAATACAAACAACTCAAAGAAAATCACGTTTTCAATCTTCATTGTGACAATGGGTATATTACCGTTGAAGAACGCAAAGAAGATCCCGAAAAAGTTGCTACCAATATGGAAGCGAGCGACCAATCAGCTCCTGACACACCAGAATCGTTAGAAGCTGAAAAGTTAGACGTTCCTAAAACCAACAAAAAAGGTAAGTGATCATGGAGACGAGCACATTTCCTTTAACGTCATTCCGTGTGCTCTATCCGCAGTTTAACGGTGTGGGTGATGATGAAATATTTATCATTGCTCAGTCTGCGTTGAACTATTTCTCTGCCTGTAAGGGTGTTTGCACTAATGAGCTGTGGATGCTCGTGGTTGCACACATGCTAACACTCAGAAAAATGATTGCTGATGATGAGTCGCCCACAGGTGTGGTGACGAGTGTGACTATAGATAAGGTAAGTGTGTCATTTACGGCACCGCCTGCTGGTTCGGACTGGTCGCACTGGTTTAAAATGACCACCTTTGGCCAGCAGTTTCTAGCACTGATCAAACGTTGTAGCGTCCCTCAATATTTTGGTGGTGGTGGCGAACGTTCAGCTTTTCGGGGTGTGGGAGGGCGATTTACACGAGGAGGGCGATTACGTTAATGACTAAATTAGCGCAATTAAAAGCGGTTTACGATGAATTGGCTAAAAAGCGATTAAGTGTTGGTTTCTTTGAACACGCAAAATATCCCGATGGAACACCGATTGCTTATGTTGCCTCTATTCAAGAGTTGGGCTATCCGGCTGGTGGCATTCCTCCTCGCCCATTTTTACGTCCGACCATGAATGACAAAAAGCAGGATTATAGTCAGTTAATTTTTCGAGCAGTGAAAGCGTCTGTTAAAGGCAATATCACGCTGGATAATGGGCTGACACAAATTGGTGCGACGGTAGCGGGGGATGTGAAAATGGCAATTAAAGCAGTCACCACCCCAGCGCTGGAAGAGTCAACGGTCAAAGCAAGAGCACGTCGCCATAGCAAAGGTAAAGCCACGGATAAGCCGTTAGTTGATACTGGTCAAATGCTTCAAGCGGTTAGTTTCGCAGTGGAGGATAAATAATGTTTGGTAACTTAAATCGTATTGCTTCACGTTATATTCCCCAGCAAAAGGTGCTCTGGTTTCGATTTAAAGAACGGGCACCCGATGAGCGAGGGAATGACCAAAATTATTATTATGATCCGATAGAAGTTCGTGGCAGTTGGCAAGCGGTCGATACTCAAGATGTTCAATCCATGGGATTAGATACGAGCCAAGTGTACCGACGCTTATATACGTCTCATGATATTAAAGCTGTGCAACGAGGAACATCTCCTGATTTCCTTGTATTTAATGGTCGAAAATATGATGTGGTGGGTGATGCAGACTGGTACGAACAAGATGGCTGGAAATCGGTGATCTGTATCGAGGCGGGTACTTATGACGGATTATGAAGTTGATGTTGCCATTCGCAAACAACTCTTGTTGCAGTTAAAAGTGGTCGGTATTGATATCTCCGTTAAAGCTGGTTTTCAATCTACTAAGCAAGGCCGTGAAGATAATATGGTGATGTTCTTTCCCATTAATGAAAACGGCTACGGCTGGCAAGGGCGTAAATATAACGTTCAAGGCAATAAAGCCAATCACCAAGAAAACCAGTTATCCGAAAAAACGTACCAAGTTCAGGCTTTCGTTACCCAGTTAGGCCATTATTCAGCGAGTGATATTACCGCTATTGTCAGAATGATCGCCAATTCATTGCCCTTTGTTGAAGCTCTCCGCAAACAAGGCATTGGCGTTCAGCGGGCAAGCGGTATTCGAACACCTTATTTTCTGAATGACCAGGGCAACTACGAACAAAACCCTTCATTTGATTTCAATGTGACATTTAATCGCACACTTCATCCTGATACAGACGCCGTGAGTGCGTTGTATCCCGATATCTATCGTATTTAAGGAACGTTATGTCTATCAAACAAACTCGCTATGTTGATATCGCGAGTGCGGTGATTGGCGCGTCTGCTGTACCGATGCGTAAGCTCACGGCTCGTGTTTTTTCAACAAACCCTAAAATTCCTGCTGGTAAAGTGCTTGAGTTTGCCAGTGGCCAAGTGGATGACTTATTAGGTACTGACTCCCCCGAGGCGCATTTTGCGCGTCAGTATTTCAGCTATGTCAGTCCAGCACCGGCAAGTAAGCCGAAAGAGCTACAAATTGCCTCTTATGAGCCTGTTGGTCGAGCACCTACCTTGTTTGGCGAAAAGACAGGCGATTTAGCTGATTTAAAACTGATTAATGAGGGTGAACTCAATATTACTATCGGCAAGGTGACTAAAACAATCACAGGGATTGATCTCTCTGAAAGTACGTCATACGCGGATGTTGCAACAGCGGTGCAAGCGAAATTAAATGCAGAAAGCGAGCCTCAATTTGCTAGCGCTTATGTCACATTTAATTCGCTGGATAGTGCCTTTGTCATTAGCGGTGGTGTACAAGAGCGTGCAGATATTAGTGTGCGTCAATCGGTACTTGCTGATGCAATGAATATTAGCCACGGTACATCATCAGCCGGTAATCCAGCGCAAACCCCGTTACAAGCCTTTATTGCTTCTGAGGCTGTTTCTGACTCTTTTGGTAGTGCAACATTTTTAACGGAACTCTCATTAGAGCATGCCGTAGAGCTTGCGCAGTACGTGGCAGGCGAAAACGTGAAGTATCAATTGCACTTGTCTGTGACCAATCAAAATGCAGAAGATTTTAGCGGGGCGTTGGTGGGTACGGCTTCAACGGGCTTAAACCTAAAAACAGCAGATAACTTCTTTGTTCAAGCGTTACCTATGGCCATTATGTCCGCCACGGATTATGACCGAACCAATGCGACCACAAACTATATGTATCGTCAATTTGGTGTCACATTCCCATCGCAAATCACGACCGATATCGATGCCGATCGCTTAGATAAACTACGGGTGAACTATTACGGAGAAACGGCGGTATCGGGTTCACATATCAGTTTCTATCAACGTGGCTTTTTATGTGGTGGGGTTGCTAACCCATTAGATATGAGTGTCCATGCTAATGAGCAATGGTTAAAAGCCTACATCGCGCAACAGTGGTTTAGTTTACTTATGGCCACACGCGGAGTACCCGCCAATAAAGACGGTGAAGCACGGGCGATGATGGTGATTGCGGGGGCGGTGACCAAGGCGATTAATAACGGCACGATCCTAGCGGGAAAAAACTTAACCGATGTGCAAAAAATCGCAGTGACAGACGCTTCTGGTGATGATTTAGCGTGGCACGATGTACAAAACAAAGGTTATTGGTACAACGCTCAAATTGTTGAAAATACAGGCCCCTCTGATTTGCCTGAGTACGTGATGAAATATGTATTGATTTACGGTAAAGGCGACTGGGTTCGTAAAGTCGAAGGCTCTCACAACTTAGTGTAAGGAACACAATATGCATGATGTATCAGCAACTGGCTTGAGTATTGTTATTCAAGCTCATAAAACTTTTCCTGCCGGTATTCAAATTACCGCCTTCGCTGATGATGCCGATCCATTGGATTTACCTGCGGTCGATATTGCACAGACAGGAATGGATATCAACGGCAATCTTGTCAGTTGGTCAACGCCTATACCTCAAACGGTGACGATTAATGTATTAGCTGGTAGTGAAGAAGATGAAAACCTCGCTATCTTGCTTGATTCTAATACCGCTCGTCGCGGACAACGGCATGCAGGGGATGTTATCACCATGGTTGCCTCATATGGCGATGGTTCAACAACCACGGCACGTAACGGGAAAATTACCAATGGTAGTCGCGGTAGCTCTGTTGCCAGTGCAGGACGACACAAATCCAAAGCGTATACCTTCGTATTTCAAGACTTCGATCGCACTCGCGCACGTTAATTCTAGGCGGTTATTCCGCCTTTTTTATGGATATTAATCATGTTAATTAAACCGAAAGAAATCACGATCACTGATGCTGATCGTGAAGAGCACACTTTTATTATTAGCCGATTACCGGCAACGATTGGGCGTGAAATTCTGGCAAAATACCCTTTATCGAATGCGCCTAAAATTGGCGACTATGAAGTCAGCAAAGAAGCTATGTTAAAGATGATGGCGTATGTTGCTGTCGAAAAAGAGGGGCAAGAGATTTATCTGAAGACCAGCACATTAATTGATAACCATGTGCCCGATGGTGAAGCCCTTATTCGTCTAGAACTGGAAATGTTGAAGTATAACACCAGTTTTTTCGGCAAAGACGGGAGCCAAGGTTTCCTCCAATTCCTGCTCAACAAAATCACCGGTTCACTCCCGTCGATTATAAAAACGCTGATGGCTTCTTTGCCGTCATCATCTCAGCCGGTTTCGCCACGCTCACCGAACTCAAAACGTCAATAGATTTAGAAGAGGCGTTTGATTTATGGGAAATCGCCATTACCAATCGTTATAACGAAGCGCTGGCTTCATCGAAAGGATAGCTTATGGCTTTGCTAGATACCTTTGTTCAAGTATTCGAATTTGATACCCGCCAAGCCGATGATGCGTTTAATCGGGTGAGTAAATCGACCGATGACATTATCGCTGAGATGAAAAAGGCGCAACAATCGGCAACGATGGGAGCTGATGGGTTTACGCAATTTATTCAAAATCTATCCGCACAATTGACAGAGTTATCATCAAGCTCAGTCGATATTCATGTTAATAGTGACACATCCGGAGTTGCCGATAACCTGATTGCGGAGATAGATCGCATTAAAGAAAGTGCGACGGACAATTCGCAATCGGTGAATGACTTTATTCAAAGTGTGATTGCCAGTATTGAACAGTTATCAGCAGGGAAGGCGATAAATATCGAGGTTGAGGCAGGTGATACACAAGAAAAAATAGCCTCAGTCACCGCTAAAATTGATGAACTAAAGTCATCAATAAACTTGCTTGATATCCAACGTGATGAACTGTCACAAGGCGTAAATGAAAGCCGTGTTTCATCTGAAACGCTCAATGCCCAATATCAACAGATGCAAGATGAGTTATCCCTTCTCAATAATGAATTGGTGTCGCTCACTGATGCAGAGAAAAAGAACCGTGAAGGTAAAGAGGTCATTGATGCCATTGTTACCGCATTAAATGCCGATTATACGCAATTTATTGAAACGATGCGGACAAAAGGTATAAAGACAGCGATTGACGAAGCTAAGGCCCAAGAGCATCTACAAAAAGAACTTTCAGAAACCGGCTCTAAATATCAAGAGGCCGGAAGTTCTGTTGCAGGATTTGCGAAAAAAGCACTTGGCGCTGTCGGTATTGTGATGAGTATTGGCACTATTTTTGCTGAATCTGTTTCTCGTTCTCAAGAAATTGAAACGCTGGACAAGCTGGGTAAACAAATCGGCGTTGCGACTGCAGACGTTGATGCGTTTTCTGGTGCGATCGCTGAGTTAGGTGGTTCTAGAGAGTCTGCACAAGCCGATTTATCCGCAATGGCGAAATCGTTCGGTAATACGAAAGACTCAATGGAAAAGGTACTTCAAACCGCGGATAAAGTTCAAGGCATGAGCTTTGATAAAGCAAAGAAAACACTGGAAGGCATGGGGGTATCGGACGAAAAAACCATTGAATTAATGATGAAAGGGCGCAAAGAATTAGAGCGCACAATGGGTATTCAAAAAGAGTATTCAGGCATTAGCAAGGAGAGTATTGAAAGCTCAATTAAATTTAATAGTGCTATGGCAAAATTTCAACAATCATCAGGGTTGTTGAAGAATAGTTTTTTAGAAATGGTGATCCCCGCTTTATCTAAAGGATTAGAGTGGTTAACAAAATTAGTCACTTTTTGTAAGGAAAACAAGCACCTTGTAGTCGGTTTCTTTACTGCTGTTGCAACTATTTTGCTGGGGAAATATATCTATGCTATGAAGTTGGCCAGTATTAGCACATGGACTACGCTTTTTCCTATTATTGCCATTATCGCTGTTATTGCCCTATTAGCGGCAGCTTTTGCAATTGTTTATGACGATATCATGAACTTTATCGACGGCAACGATTCAATGATAGGTCGTATTCTTGAAAAATACCCACGATTAAAAGTTGTTATTCTTGCATTGTGGGAAACATTCAAAAAGCTCTTTGAATATCTAAAAGTTATCGTTGGTGTTGTGGCAGATATTGTTGTCGCCGGTTGGGATCTAATGGCATCAGGCTTAAAAGCTTATGTTAAGTATTTGCTGAGTTGTATTTCCGTTATTGCGGGTTGGGGTAAATCCTTTGCAGGTGTATTTAATACAGTCAGTGATGCCGTTGTGAGTGCGTTTGAATGGATGTGGGAGCAAGTCGAAAAAATTATTGGTTGGGTAAATACAGGACTTAATGCGGTTAAAAATGGTTGGAAATCTGCCAAAGAGTTTTTCGGGTTCGGTGACGATGAAGAAATCACTGTCAATCAAAACGTAGAGCGTAACGTCAATGATAATGGTGAAATTGAATATGCCATGCCTCAAGAAGAAAGCCAAACGGAAAACCAACCACCGGTTAGACACTCTATTGCTCAAGCCAATGCACAGTTAGATGCGATTGCCAATAATGCAATGAATCCTATTACCAGCCAAGCTATTAGCAATCAATCCAATGTGAAGAATGAAAGTAACGTAAGTATTGGAGAAATTAAGGTTGAAACTCAAGCCACAGATGCGCAGGGAATGGCATCGGGCGTAAAGGATGCATTGCAAGATCAACTCGCCGATTTTAATCAGCAAAACGCGACGGGAGTAGCAAAATGATCACAGAGGTCAAAATTTTTGATTTAGCATCGTTTTCTACACTGTTTGATAGTGTGAGTCCGATCCAAATCAATGTGAGAGATGAGCATAAAGCGACGCAATTTCAAGTTGAAAATGGTGAAACTCGCAGTGACCATGTGATTATTAACCCCGTTGAAATTGGTATAGATTTGCTATTAACGGGAGAGATGAAAAACATCTTCTCATCGATGCAACAAGCTTTTGACGAACACAAACTTGTTGGTATTCAAACCCGAGTAAAAACCTATCAACCAATGTTATTAACGGGTTTTAATCATGATGAAATACCCGACATGATAGATGCGATAAAACTGTCGCTACGGTTTGTTGAGTGGCGCACCATTGAGCCTGAATACGGAGATTTACCGCCTCGAGCCACTCAAAAGCCAACGCAGTCATCAACGGTAAATCGGGGAAATGTGCAAACAAAAGACGCCGATACTGAGACTAAGAAAAAAGGTTCGGTCGCAACACGTATCGCAGATGGGGATTGGAGCTTCTAATGAAAGTCATACCCTTAAAAGCTATTCCAAACCAACGCCTATCCGTCAATTTGGAAGGTGTTAATTGGACGTTGACAATAAAAGCCGGTCGCCATGCGATGTATCTCGATATTGAACGAGAAAGTGAGGTTATCGCCGTAGGCATGCGTGCGGTGGCAAACGGCCCTATTATTCCTTATCGCTATCTGACTGATGGTACAAATTTAGCGTTTATAACAGAAAATGATGATCTGCCCTGGTATGAATCATTTGATAGAACCCAATCATTAATTATTTGGAGTGATGATGGACTTACGACGAATACGGGTGGGGATTGAAGTCGCAGAACGACTGCAGTGGTATGAAGGATTGCGTATTAAAGCTAACGGTACCAAGTACGCAAACCCCTTACAAAACGAATGCACAGTTAGCATTGATGGATTAAACGCTCACACTCGAGATTATCTGCTTACTGAAACCAGCCCTTATCATAAAAGCAAACAAACTCGCCGTCTTTACCTTGAAGTAGGACGCGTCAATACCGGATTATTTCGTATCTTTACCGGTGATATTGTCAGTGCAGAAATTGCCTCGCCTCCTGATGTTACGTTAACCATTAAAGCCAAAACTAATAATGCCAGTTCAGGTGATATTGTTTCTTCCAGTGGTGGCGCCATGCAGAAAATGAGCGAGATCGCTTCATCAGTAGCTAAGGATTGCAAGGTTAGATTGGACTTTCAAGCCACTGATAAGAATATTGCCAATTGGTATTTTTGCGGTTCAGCGTTACAGCAAGTACAACGACTGCAGGAAACGGGAAACGTTAAAGCCTTTATCGATGATGATACGTTATTTGTAAAAGATGACGACAAAGCACTAAAAAGCCGTTTGCGTATTTTAAATATGAATTCAGGCATGGTGGGTATACCGAAAGCCACCGAAAAAGGATTATCTGTCACTTATTTGATTGATGGAGCCTCAGAACTAGGGGGCATGCTACGACTCGAGAGTAAATTCAATTCCGCACTTAATGGTGACTATATTATTGAGCAACTGAAATTCGATGTTGCTTCACATGATGATCCTTTCTTTTATCAGGCTACCTGTAAACGAGCATAACCATGAATAAACCCAATACTGATATTGCCAGTGATGGTTCGCTGGCAGGTGCGCTCTCGTCTGCATTTCGTAACTTGATGATGAATACTGAAGATATGCTCCCTGCAACAGTAGTCAGTTATGACGATAAAACCAATCGTGCTGTTATCAAACCACTGGTGATGATGGTAACAACGGAAGGGGGAACAGTCGGGCGAGCGCCATTGGCCAACATTCCCGTTTTTAGATTTGGGGGAGGCGGTTTCTTTATTCGCGCACCCATTAAGCCGGGTGATTTCGGTTGGATAAAAGCCAATGACAGAGACATTAGCCTAATATTCCAGCGTGGAGGATTGGAAGACCAACCTAATACAGCACGCCTCCATTCATTTAGTGATGCGATGTTTTTTCCTGACACCATCAAAGGTTGGGTCATTGATGGAAAAAATATTGATGCTTTGGTGATCCAATCAATAGATGGCTCAGTCTGTTTCTCTCTGCATAACGATAAAGTTGTGTTGGAAACCCCTAAGTATGAAGTCAAAGCCCCTGAAACCATATTTACTGGCAATGTCACGGTAAATGGTAATTACGCTGTAAATGGTAATAGTGATTCACAAGGGGGAACTATGCGACATAACGGAAAAGATATCGGTTCTACGCATCAACACAGTGGTGTTGAAACCGGTCATGGAAATACAGGAGCGCCTCTATGAGAACATTTTCAATCGATAAAAATAATGATCTCTTTATCGGTCCTGATGGAAACCTCCAGTTCAGCGAAAAAGACGATGCGGTTAAAAACCTTTGCCAGCATTTTGCTAAAGCGGTTCGTGGTGAAATGTTACATAAAAAAGATAAAGGCATTCCTTTCTGGCCAACAACTTTTGGTCGTCAAGCTGATATTCCCATGTTTGAAACAGCATTTAGACAACGTATGAGTGAAATTGAAGAGGTGGTTGAAGTGACGCATTTTAGCGCCACAGTGGAAAACGGCGAATTGAAGTATCAGGCGACAATTCGCACGATATACGGAGGGTTTACACTGAATGGCTGATTATCGTTATATCAATAATAAAGGCGTGATTCTTCCCGACACGGCCACAATACGTGATGAAGTCGAAAGCGAGTTTCGTGCGGTGTTTGGTCAATCGATTAACCTTGCCCCTGAAACACCACAAGGGGCATTAGCGACGATGGAAGTTGAAAACCGTGATGCAATGGTGAGAAACAATGCCGAGTTAGCAAATCAAATCAATCCCGATATTGCGGGTGGTGTTTTTCTTGATGCAATATGGGCGCTAATGGGTGGCCAACGCATTAATGCCACTCACTCTTATCTTTCCAGCGTTGAATTTAGTGGCGTACCCGGCACCATTATTCCTAAAGGCTCATTAGCGTCTAGTGTTGCCGGTGCCATGTTCGAAACAGTTTCACCCTTGATTATTGATAATACTGGCAAAGTAACAGGGGATATGAGGGCGGTTGAATATGGTCCTGTTGAATGCGGTGCTGGCCAACTTAATTCTGTGGCTAGCTCAGTATTAGGTTGGGAGAAAGTCAATAATCCCACTCATGCGGTTGTTGGCCGTTATGCTGAATCTGATATCAAAGCAAGGCGACGACGTAAGCAAACTCTGGCTAAAAATACCGTTAGTGTTGCAGAAGCGATCACCTCTTCACTGTATGAATTAGAGGGCGTTAATTCACTGTCTTTTCGAGAGAACTACACCGATGCGGTGCTCACTATTGATGGAGTTTCTCTATTGCCTCACAGCATTTACGTTTGTGTTGAAGGGGGCGATAGTAACGAAATTGCTAAATCATTGCTGAGAACCAAAACCATTGGATCCGCTTTTAATGGCGAGATTGAAATCGGTGTTGTAGAGCCAGTGAGTGGACAAGAATATAAAGTGAAATTTTCACGCCCTAAAGAGATCACTGTTTTTTGTCGAGTGACAGTTAAAAAATCAGCCGTTGATGCGCAAACTATTATCCCCAGTGCCATAGAACAATGGACGCGTGGAGAGTTGGACGGCGATAACGGTTTGATTGTTGGACGTGAAGTATCGCCTTTTGAGATAGCCTCTGCAGTGAATACTGTTGAACCTCGTCTGTTCGTGACTAAGGTTGAATTGTCGCTAGATGGGAAAGTGTGGAATGTTGCATTAATTCCGATTGCCATTAATCAAATCGCACGCTTGCAACGGGGTGCTGTGCAAGTGGTGATTGTATGAACGTTCAACAATTTGAGTTTCATTCAGACCTATTAAAAGCGATCCTCTGGCAGTATGAAGATGCAGAGAATTTAAAGAAACTCGCCAGTTTTAAGGCCTCTCATTTTGAAAAGTCGATGGTGTCATTTTGGCAAAACTGGTACCGAGATGTGTTTAATATCGATACGGCGAATGACTTTGGGTTGTCGATTTGGTCACGCATTCTGGATGTACCTTTAGGTATTGATATTCCACCGAGCGATAAAAATAAAATTGGGTTTGGTTTTGGCAAAAAGAAAGCCAATTTTAAATCTAACTTCCGACGTAATGCGGATTACACCTTGTCACTGACTGTTGATCAAAAACGCATGTTAGTACGAATGCGCTATTTTAATCTGACACAAAGTCCTACGGTCACCAATATTAATGAATTTTTAAAACGTTTCTTTTGGCGTGATGACAGTAAAGTTTTTGTCCTGGATCCGCTAGATATGACTTATATGTATTACGTCTTTAACTTTAACCCTGACGAACGTCTACGGGTTCTTCTCGAAAACTTTGACTTAATGCCACGCCCTTCGGGTGTTGGCGTCAAATATCGCATTGTGACCAAAAAAGCCTTTGGTGTTGGTCAGCATCGTAAAAACTTCTTAGGCAGTAACTTCGGAGCATAATTCCTATGACAACTATTTTTAAAACCCCCTTTGCAACACAAGGGGATAAGGCTTCTATACCTGTAGAAATCCAACCAGACGGCTCAGTGTCTTATACACAAGGTTATGGTTACGACTATGAGCGTGACCAAGTCACAGATCCTGCTGCGAAAGATATTGAACGTGAAAAAATGAACGGGATATTTCACGATATCACGGAAGCGATTGGCGAAATTCAGCGATTTGGTTTTCCCAAATGGGATGAAGCCGGTAAGCCGTATGCGATACGCGCTATTGTGTATCATAAAAATAAAGTCTGGCAGTCTAAAGTTGAGAATAACAATATTGAGCCGGTTGCCGGTAATGCATGGGCAGAGTTAAAAGCGGATGCCACAGCAAGTGATGTGGGCGCATATTCAAAAGGGGAATCCGATAAACGTTTTCAACCATTAGGTAATTACACACCATCTGGTTATAGCTACTCAAAGGCAGAAACCGACACCAAATATCAGCCAAAGGGTAATTATGCTCCCGCAGGGAACTATGCCAATAAAGGGGATAGTTACACTAAAACGGAAAGTGATAGCCGATATCAAGCAAAAGGAAGTTATCAACCATCAGGTGATTACGCGACCAATACAGCACTAAACAGTGGGCTTAATAATAAATTTGATAAAGGTAATGTAGTTCAAAGTACGGGAACGTCAACGGTTCATGTGATGAGCCAGAAAGCTTCTACAGATGCTTTTCAACCTAAGGGAAATTATCAGCCTAAAGGTAATTACGCGTTAGTGGGTGCTTCATATACGAAGACTGAGTCGGATGGCCGATATCAAGCTAAAGGAAGTTATGCAACAGCTGGAAGTAGCTACACAAAAGCGGAAAGTGACGGACGTTATCAAGGTAAGGGAAATTACCAACCAGCTGGCAATTATGCGCTAGTAGGAGCATCGTATACTAAGGCAGAGTCTGACGGTAAATACCAACCCAAAGGCAGTTATCAAGCTTCTGGTTACAGCTATTCAAAATCAGAATCAGATGGTAAGTATCAGCCTAAAGGGAATTATGCCATTGCGGGGAGTAGTTACACAAAAGCGGAAAGTGATGGTCGTTACCAGAAAAAAATAGCAACAGACGTTGGCTCACTTACTGGTGATTGGGATGTAGGGAAAACTATTACCATACCAGTAAATCTGAAAGGAAAAACTATAACTTTAAAACGAGGGAGCGAAAATACTTCTGGTGGAATTGATACTATAGTAGTGCCTCTCCCTTTAGAAAACGGAGGAATTGAGATGGCGAATATGAAAGATGATGGTTTTATATGGCTTGCTGTTACATTTAATAATAATTCAACTATATTAAAAATAACTAACGGTAAATTTTCAAGAATCGTTAAGGTACTATACGAAAAATAATTATTTTTCGTATAGTAATATATTATTTTCTTAGGAGTAAGATATAAGAT